ATAAATTTATATTATAATCTAATATATAGTTTATGAAGCATTTGAAGTCATTTAAAATATATGAGGCTATCATTGTTCCTGATTTAATTGAAAGTGATTTGGAGATTAATTCATATGATGATTTAATCATATATGGTCAAGAAAATGGGTTTGATGTTGTTGAATATGATGAATTTTATAATTCTTTAGATGATGTATCTAAAAAAGATGCTCCCCCAAGAATAGGTGGTCCACCATTTTTTGCACTTTTTCATCCCGATCGAAAAAAGCCAATGTTTGTTGTTTCTGATCGTGGATTTTTTGATGGTATGCCGATGCCTCCCCCAGGGATGGATAGAATGAAGATGGGTCGTGGGATGCCACCTCCGGGAATGATGCCACCTCCGGGAATGAGAATGGGTCGTGGAATGCCACCAAGACCCCCATATAAAGAAATTATCAATGATATAATGGGACACGAGATGGTTCATAAATCCCAATCTGAGAGGAAAAAAATCGAATATGCACTTCCAAGTCCCAATGATAAGGAAAAGTATTTTTCAGATAAGGATGAAGTGATGGCATTTGCTTGGTCGATTGCTAATGAGATATCAAAGGGGTCAAACTCAATTCAAGATTCTCTTAGAAAATTAGGACGTAATCAAATATGGAGAGAGATTAAATTAAATTGTGATTCTAAAATTCAAAATAGATATAAGAAATACATTTATATGTACTTAGAAGACAAATTTAAAAATGAAAAGTAGTATTATCAATTTTAATGATTTTATTTCTAAGAAAATAAAAACAAAAATCGATTTTTCTGATATTGAGGAATATTTTAGAGATTTGACTGATGAAAGGTATGGATTTGAAATCAGTATAGATATTGGAGAGTTCTCAAATATGCACGAAATTGATGATATTTCAGGTGATCAAAAATACCCAGAGTATTTACATCATGTTTTGAAGATAAAATCTAAAGATATTAGGAATTGGTTTCCGGATGTTCATCATGGTAGAACCTCAATGAATTTTAATAATTGGCAAAAAACAATTAGTCAAAATAATAATATTATAAATGGTATTAATCAAATGTCTTCTCAGTTGGGACTAAAAATTGGTAGTATTAATATAAATGGAGATATTATTAGTGTTATTTTCATGGAAGAAATCTAATATATAGAGAATGAAGATCATTAGAGGTCGATTGAAACCACAAGCCGGAACTACTTATGAGTTTATCTCTGTTAAGAGTAGAATCAAACACATGATTGAAAAAAATAAGAAAGATATTTTCGATTTTGTTATTGATGATGGTGGAAGAAGAGCTATTAAAACATTCGGTCCTGAGAATATAAATCCAGAATTGGTTGGTAAAGAAGTTCCTATCATTGATAATGATGTTTTTGCTAAATTCAAAGAAGATGGAACCATTGATATTATTCAAGGAGTTAAGGAAGAAGCCCTACCTAGATCATCAACTGTTGCTCAACTCAAAAGGTTAAGAAAAGCAACCAAAGGAATAGATATTGGTGATAGAATCGCAAAACTGAAGGGTGCTAATTTGAGCGGTATAACTAACCCAATTGATACTGGAATAGAATCATATGAAGACTTTGAAAAACATAACAAGAAATTCATTCCAGGTTGGAATATGAGACATTTGAAATCCCCATTTAGAGGAGAGAGCTAATTGATATTTAGTCCCATAAACTTTTTTTAGACATTTCATATAAGATTTAATCAGGATTTACTGATAAAATAAAAAAACATAACGAAATGGTAAACGAAATTGATGATCTATTTAACGGGAATTTGGATAATAAAATGTCTTTTTTAAATGAGCCGACAAAATCAAATACTGATGGTATTTATAGAGTCGATTTATCTAAAGCTAAAGACAAGAAAAAGGGGTACAGAAGTGTAATTAGATTTCTTCCAAACCTAACAAAGGAAGGTAAAGTGGCAGAGTCTGCTTTAGAAAAAATATCACACTATGTGGATATTAAACAAATGAAAGAACTTTCGGGATTCTTTGATTCTCCTAAGAATTTTGGAGAAAGATGTGCTTTGTCTGACTTGTATTATCAACTTATGAATTCTAAGAATGCTATTTTGCAAGAGAGAGCAAAAATGTTGAAGTATTCAAGAAAATATTATTCATATGTTCTTATTCTCGAAGATGAACAACAGCCAGATTTGGTTGGTAAAATAATGGTTTTCCAATATGGAAAAACTATTAAGGATAAAATCCAAGCTGAAAAGAATGGAGATATTTCTGGTGTTCCAGCTAACATTTTTGATTTAGCTAATGGTAAAGACTTTGTTTTAATGGTTAAAGAAATTTCTACTGGAGATGAAACATATCCAGATTATAAGATGTCAACATTTAAACCAGAGACATCATCTATACAAATATACAACAAAGATAGAGGATTCAAACATGCTCCGACTCAAGATGGTAAAATTGATCCAAAGGCTCATTCAATTATCAAAGACTTTTTGATGGACAGAGCTCATGAGTTAGAAGATTTTGGTCCAAAGAAACTTGATGATTCTCAGCAAAATAAAGTTAATGAGATTATCAATTTTATGACAGGTAAGTCTTCATCTTCTTATCAATCTGAAACAAAACAGCCTTCATCAAATGATTTTGATTTTGAAGAAAGCTTGACTGGTGAGACAAAGAAGACCGAATCATCAGATGATGATGATTTTTTCTCGGACTTCAAATAAGGAAAATATAAAACAAAAAGGGGAGTATTATTGCTCCCCTTTTTGTTTTTTAAACTATTTACTGTGTTTTCTATATAATATCAAATATATTTTAATGACATGAACTTAATCAATAAGGAATTTAGAGAGGTTGGTGCAAAAGAAACATTTAGAATTATTGATGTTCATAAAAATATAGCTATAACTGATTCGAGGGAGAAAGTTGATGTCTCTAGACTACAGGATCCTAGATTTTATGTAATGATTGGACCTACTCAGTTGATTTCAGAAAATGTTGATGGTAAGAAGTTTAATATTAATCTTGATAGTGATTATATTGATCCAAATCAATTTTTGAATAGTAACAATACTCTTAAATTGTTTGCAGATACGATAAAGTCTATACCAACTGAGAATTTACCACAAGATGATGTAAATATACCAGTAACTGGATATGTAAATAAGAATAGTAATATGCCAGCTAACAACGATAGTGCTATTATTATAGATAATGATTATGATGAGGCCGCTGAGATAGCTAGAAAATATGGAGTCTCAAGTGTTGGTGATAGTATTAGATCTCAGAATGAGAAATTTGCTGAATTTATAGATCCGGAAGAATTTTCGGATGAAATAACTCGTCCTGTATCTATAAGTCAAGTACCCGAATTACCGAATACAAATTCAAATAATGTAAAATCAGATCCACCACCTACTCAACATATTAGAGTCGATGATCCAGTTACAAGTATGTTTAGAAACGTAAAGAGAACAGTTGATTTTAGCCTTGATATCAAGCTTGAGAATAAAATTCCTAGGTTGGATTTTATTGAAATGATGGAAGATTCATATCAAATTTCAATTATAGAATTTTTAGCTGAGGAATTTACTGAGGAACTTTTGAAAAATCCTAATGGGTTAAAAAAGATGGTATCAGATAAAATTCGTTCTTTAGTTTATAAAAATGAAAAAGTACCTAAATCAAAAGTGGTTAGGAAGAAATCTACAACTCCTAGAAAAAAAGCTATTAAAAAAACTATTGATAGTAAATGATACAAGAGATATATCTTAAAAAAGCTTATTCTATAAGAAAGGAATATCTATCTATTGTTACAAATATTGAAGAGTATGAAATTTTTGCCAAAAAGCTTTTGGGATCTATTGGTGAAAAATCCAAAGATTTAGTCGATCTTCAAAAAAAGATTACTGAGAAGAAAATTAATAGTATTGATATAGCCAAAGATGAGTTAATGAAAATAATTTTAAATCTTGAGGAAGAGGCTAATGGAATTGAGGTAATTGTTAATAACATGACCAAAAGAATTGATAAACTCAAAGGAGAAGAAACTTCTCTATACAGAGAGCTTAAGGAGAAATATCCTGATGTTTCTGACACTATTATAAAAAAAGAAATTCACGACTATATTGGAAAAAATACCTGACACAATGTCACTTCATGTCAGGATTATTCTACGATTTTAGCCTTTCTCGAATATACCTTATCCGATGGCTTTACCTTCTGAATCATCATTCTGCGAATGATTTGAGCGATATGCCTTTCGGACAGTTCTGATGTGTTTTTCGCTTTTTTCATAATACAAATATACGAAAAATTCATGTATAATCCAAATTATTTCTCTAGAAATGTCCCCTAATTAATATATACTTTTAATGAGACAATCGAGATTTATCAACATTGATAAAAACGTTTTATTAGAGTATATATATGATGATGACAATTTAATTAGTGAGGCTTATAATATACTTTATAATACCAAAACTAATATACCATCATTCACATCTTACTATGATAGTGAAATGAATAATGACTTATCAAGTAATGCCTATAATATAGATCCTATAAATGATAGGTGGGGTCCAATTATTTTGGATTCTAGCGTTCCTGATAAAATTGATGATAGTTTGGGATCTCTCCAAGTCAGGAATTTCCCATCGTCAGTACCAATTAGATATGATAGTATTAAGGTTCATATACCCATAGATTGGACTTTTGGTGATTATAAGGGATTTTATATTCGAGTATATACATATGATTTTAATAATGATAAGGAAGTTGAATTTTCCAATTACTATTTTGATATAAGTAGTGTGGATCAAAGCTATCAAATGGGATTTTCTTCTCCTATTTTAATGATAAATGAAAACCAATGGGGTAAATTTCTAAGAATTGATTTTCCGTCCCCGACAAAGGTATCTGATCAAAGGGTTAATAATGTCACTAAGGATAACACTATTAATTATAATTTCAATTCAGGACTGGGAGTTTCTAAAAATGCCCCGGTCTTCATAGATTTTCATTTTATTGAGAAAATTGACACCATAAATGATAAAAAGTTTTTTATTTTAACTCCTAGAGTCACAACAAGCGTTCCTCAAACTCCAGACTTTGAAAATATTGGTATTGTTATAGAACCATCCTCACAAGGGGATTATTTTATAATATATGGTATGTACAATAATAGTCTAGCTGAATTGAATATTTTTCTCAATGAATCATACTATCTTGGTAATAGATACTATATTGAGTATACTATTGATTTATTTGAAAAAAATATAAAAACCAAATCTCAAACATATGTGATAACTGAAAACTTCAATCAACCTATTGAATATAGACCTATAATTAAATTTTCTACTACGACAGCTGTAATTGATGTCACAATGAAACTGATAGATAATACTAGTGGGTCAGTTATATCAAGAAGATCGTCCTGGGGAATAAATGTTGAGAATATTTCAAAGTATTCTAGAAATTTATCAAAATTAAATCTTAGAAAAGCTACAAAAACTGAAGTTTTTAATATAAAAGATATTCTTCAACCAACTACAAGTAATGATCCATTTGGAACGAAACCAATATTAATACTGGAAAAATTACCATTCAATTTGTATTCTAATGACTATTATGCCTATACGGGACCTGATAATGTTGTTTTTGAGAAAAAAAATTGGATTGGATTGAATAAGATTGTTATTTCACTTTATCCATTTGATAATATCTTGAAATTCTCAATATTAGAAAAGGGTGGATTTTTGGGATATCAAATTTATGATTTAAATAAAGTCACTAATATTAAGTTGGTTATTAAATCAGATGATAAAATTTTAGAATTTGATGTTTATAAGGATTCGGATGAAAATGAATTTGAGCTAGGAAAAGTGGTATTTAAAATACCTAAAACTAAGTATAATGATCTTAGGAAAATAAACTCGATAGGATATAATATTTTTTATATTACAGGACTAAATGAAAATGAAGATCGAGATATAATTTATAGTGGTTTATTCATACCATATGATTCAGATGTAAATGTTAGAAAGCTAGAATCAGATTTTGCTATATCCCAATTACCAGCTCAGCCAAACCCATTGACTGAGAAAACATTTGATGAAAGAAAGATTGAATCAATTTCTCAAACATCTAAAGATAAACTTAAACCTAGAGGAATTGGAAATAAAATACCACTTTTAGTTGACTCTAAGAATAGACAGAAATTTATTGATAAGGTTATACCATCGACAGTTTTCCGAAAGTATGAAGATAGTCCTATTAATATACCTAACGATTGGCCTAGTCAATATAATGATCCTCAAATAAGTATCACAAGCGGTAAGATTTGGGTATTGAAGAAAAAGGCAATGGCTATTTTGAAGGGTGAACCAATTTATAGTGGGTCTAGAAATATAACTGAATATGATCTTGCTCCAGGAGAGCCGGTTAGAAATGGGTCTTTGCTAAAGTTGGATCCTATCACAGGACAGCCTATAAGGAAAGATACTATCATGATGATTCCCGATGAAAATGGAAGACATCGTATTGTTGACTCAGCTGTTCTTTATGATCATTATGTTGGTAAAAATGGAGAAATAATAAATGATAAACCTAATAGAGATAATATATCCAATTATAAAGTTGCTTCTGGTGATGATGAACCATCTGCGGTAAGTGACTTTAAGGAAAGATATCCTAATTTAAATAATGTTAACTATTGGAAAAAATCTGAATGGCCAAATTTTGCAGTTAATATTTATGATAGGTATGAGGTTAAGAGTGTTGGTGTTTATTATTATCCTCAAAGAGATCCGTCCATGGCTTGTCGAGGACTTCCTCTAGAAATACCATTTTCTGACCTTCTTCCGGTAGAGCTAAGGACTCCCTGGTTTCCATATATCAGACCAGTTGATAGATGTGCTAGGTTTGTGGAGTTATTTCCACATATTGTTCCTAAGAAGGATTGGGTACTTAGAGAAAATAGTTCTAATAGTTTTAATAAAATTAAGGCTGGAAATCCTACCAATCTTTCCCCACCTGACCAAGTAGATGATAGGGATAGAGTCTATTATATAGAAGAAATTAATATATAAAATATGATAAAATCTATATTTAAGAAGGTTAATAGAGATGTTTTGATAGAATGGACATATGATCCTAATAATGTTATTCAGGAATCATATAAAATTTTAACAGATTCTAGAACAGGAATGCGATCATATATTGGTGGGGATGTTACGATGACCAATAATGATATCACAAGTCAATTGGTTGATATTGATTTAGTTCAAGGTAAGTGGTCAAAAATTGATTTGTATAAGTTGACATTCTTATCTGTTCAAGATTTTACGGGTGAGGGTGTTCGACACGATAGGCTAAAAATATACCTACCAACTAACTTCCAATTTGGTGAACATCAAGGTGTTTATTTTAAAATTTATACTCTAGATCATCAAAACAAAAAGATATTTGAAATATCTAATTTCTTTTTTGATCAGAACGATTTACAAAAATTAGATATCTTATCAACTTTTACACCACCACTTTTATATCAAGATCGAACTTGGGACAAATTTATTCAAGTTGATATTCCTTCTGTGTATGCTTTAGCTCTTCAAAGGACCGATGGATCAGCGACACAGGATTCCATTAACTACAATCTATCAGGTCCATTGGGGCTGTCATTGACATCTCCGATATTTATAGATTTTCAATTCATAAGTAAAATAGTTGATATTGGAGCTACAAAAACATATATAACATCTCAAAAACTCACTACACAAGTTCCCCAATTACCACAGATTGAGTCTTTGAAGTTGGTTATAGAGGAATCTAATCGAGGGGATTATTTTGAAATATACCCTGAGTATGATGGTAGTTTTTTTAATTTTGTGGAATTTATTGAAAGCTCTAAATCTGTTAATAAATTTTATATAACAGAATATACTATAACACTATTTGAGGAAAATGTCAAAGGGAGACCTGTAACCATAAGAATTGAAACTGAAGAAGATTTTTCTCAAAAAATTGAATGGAGGCCAATTATTAAGTATTCAAGTACGAAAGCCATAATTGATGTTGAAATGAAATTAATTAATAGGGTTGATGGTACAATTGAGATTATCAAATCTGCTTATGGGATGATGCCTGATCAATTGTCTAAATACCTAATTAATTTAAAAAAGATATTAATTAGAGATGTTTTTAAGCCAAAAATATATTCAAAAAAGAAACTTGGTTTTTATGGATTGGATCAATTAGGCAAGGCTCCCCAGCCCGAAAATCGAATAAAAGTTCCTGTACCATCTCTTATAGATTTATTAAATATTGCAGCTTTTTCGGAATCAGCTACTAATCGAATATCACAAAATAAAATTGAAAATTACCACTATATGGGTAAGTTGAAATTGGGTGTTAGACCATTTGATAATATTTTTAGATTTCATATTTCATATAAAACTTCAGATTCTCTTATGCCTCTTGATTTAACAAATTGTCAAGACATAAAACTAACTTTTAGAAATGATCGGAGTGAAATTGAATTTATTCAATATATGGATGAAAAAACATCCCCAAAAAATGGAGTTTGTCAATTTAGAGTTCCCGAATCTAGATTTTTAGATATTAAGAATTTATTAAATCCATCATCGTCAGAAAAGAAAATAAGTTCTAGTAGTTTATTTTATATAACAACAACGAATCAAGGTATTACTAACACTATTTATTCTGGCATGTTTATCAATCTAGATAATATTAGTAATCTTGATGGTGATCTGTCTAATATACCAGGACAAAAGCCAGTTATATTACAGGATCCGAATCCATCTGACGGAGTTGCAGTTGTAACTCGAAGAAGGAAAGATAAAATCCAAACAAGGGATCAGGTTACATCTTCTGCTAGAGGTAAAGGGTTTAAAACACCTCCACAAACAACAGTTTTGGGTGGTACATCCAATGGTAAAAAGTAATATATAGATAAAATGAGGTTACACAGTCAAGGATCACAATTCGCATTTAACTTACCTCCCAACTTGATACCTAGTGAGATTATACAATCATATACTCCAATTCTAGAAAAGAATTGGATTCAATATGATAATGTTATTGACTATTTAAACTCAACGATTAAGTCTGTTTCATTTCCAGGCATTTCTTTCAATATGCCAAAACAAAATTTAATGCGTGGTAAAATAAGGCAATATAAGCCAGCAACTAATTTGCAAGATATTGTTACAACTAGACAGCTTGATATAACATTCGCATCAGTAGATGCTGATATAAATTATTGGTTAGTTTTTGATATTGTGAGTAAAAATTATATTGATGTGAATAATTTATATGTTAAACCATTTACAATAACTGCGTTAGATATTCATAGAGATGGTATTTATAAGATAAATTTCTTTGAGATTATCTTAAATTCCTTAGGAGATAATAAATTTGATTACTCTCAGCAAAAAGTAACTTCTAAAGAATTTACTATGACATTCAATTTTAATTTTTATGACATTGAATTTTTATTAGATAAATCAAAAGTTCTCGAATTGGGTCAAGTTCCAACTATCATACAAAAGATATAATTACTTTTTTTGTAGATATTCTTCAATCAGTCTGTATCTTTCTCGATTAGGCATTCCCCAGACATCCATATCAGAATTCCAATTTCTTGTGTACCACATATGAATTCCAATATCTTTAGATTTTTCAGAAATTCTTGGATTTGTCGATTTGAATCTATCATCAAAATGTGGGTATAGATATCCGAATTTTGCACCAACTTCTTTCATAGCCCACATGAAAGCATAATAAGGTTCTTGCTCAAATTTGAAATTGGACCCCCCGTTTTTAGTAAAATTATATTCCCAGTTTTTAGAATATTCTTCTTTAAATTTAAGATTTTTATTGTTTATCCATCCTAAATTATTATCATATCCAAACTTTATTCCTGATAGATCTATTTTTCTTAGAGTGTCCACCTTTCCTATCATTAGGAATGTGTTTATGGCAATTGGATTAGCTCCTCGATAGTGATGATATCCGTCTGGTATTCCCACTAAATCATAATCGTTCATCATTTCCACTGCTTTTTCTAATTCTTCTTTGGATTGAATAAAGAAATCCTCATCCATATGGATGAAGTATTTACAATCTGTTTTTTTGACATCATCTATCCAATAAAACCAAGAGTTTGGCCAATTTTTTTGACCATCTATTATAATGTATTGAGATTTAGGAAATAGAGTTCGAATTATATTCTTTTGGTATGTAAGCCATTTTGTGTAAAGAGTAGTTGTGACAAAGACTATATTTTCCATTATTATTATATCCAAATAAACTTATCAGTTTTTATATCGATGGGATAAAAATCATTAGTGTCTTTTTTATTACAATTCAGCCATTTATTCGGTGATATAGTTATATTTTCATCATCTCCAAGCCATCTAGCCCACCAAGAAAATGTTGATGCTGATATGATAGAATATTTGGCATAATAAAGGATTTTAAAATCAATTATTACACTATTTGATATGATATCTATTTCGGGAAAATATGATTTTGAAAATTCTATATCATCAGTTATAATGACAAATGATAAATTTTTATCCTGATTGACTAGACTCATGGACTGTGTATAAAATTCTTTAGGTACTAGCCAATCTTGTCCATTTATTTTATTATCACCACCCCTTATGTGGATATAGCAATATTCATCAATTGGATATTTTTCTAAAATATTTTTAGTCTCATTGTCCATTTCAATTTTAAACCAAGATTTTATATCATCTTCGTATCCAATAAAATATTTTTCTGTTTGAAAAAATCCCAAGAGATTTGTAAAATCTTTTACATTGAAAATTGATTGGTCAAATATCTGAGACTGACTATCGTTATAGTGATGTTTAATTGTTCCATCACATATTCCTAAGTCAATTTCTGGAAAACATTTTTTAAGATTTCCGACATAGGGTATATGAAAATTAAAATTATTTTTGGATGCGACAATTCTACATATAGAATATTGAAACATATGGTTTCCTAAAGCTATATTGGTTTCTTCATATACTTTATTAAATCCTACCGTTATCATTGAAGTTTAACATTTTGGTTAAGCTTGGATACATCGTATGGTTTTGAGAATCTTCATTTACTTCAGGTCTATTATCCATTAGAATTATTCCTCTAGCTGCGTCTTCTGGTGTCATATACATATGATATCCCATCATCCGAATGTGGTTCTCATCATCGTATGGGGTTGTTAAATCCCTACCATCATACGATGCTAATTTTATCCATTTATAAGCTTCTTCGTCATTTGTTAAAACCATACCACCTCGACCTATTGGTATTATTTTTTTGATCTGAAACGATAATATTTGTAAAATATTTCCGCCAATAAACATATCCTTTGTGAATCGACCGGCCCCGTCCCAGATTCTAGTCCCACCTATTTGATATGCTCCACTCCACTCCTTATCTTCCAATTTAAGAGTGTGATTACAATGTTTTATTTGCATAGGAACAGACACGTATGTTCTATCTGGAATTGATAGTACATCATATTCAAATATTTCACCGATGGATTGTAAATACTTAATTGATAGAAATAAACCATTGGAGCAACAATCAATTGCCGCTGCATATTTACATCCGGCTAGTTGAGCAACTTTGTTTTCAAACATGTCAAGAACGTCTCTAGGATCCGACCAATTGTATCCCATAGATTTTATTGTATCTAGTTCTGGTCTTTGTAGTTCTTTAGGTAGTTTTCCTAATGGCCAAGCGTTGTATTTATATTTCGATTCCATATCCTAATTTTTTTGCATATTCCAGGATTTTTTCTGGATTGATTTTTTTAACTAATTTTGCTGGATTTCCTTTATACACTCCCCATTCTTCTGTGTCACCCATTAGTAGACTTCCAGCTGTGAGTAGAACCCCTCGTCTTAATATGGACCCTGGTAAAACTATGGAATTGGTTCCGATATTGGAAAATTCTTCCATTATTATTGGATTTGTAATTTGCTTACCTTTTAGTTCTTTGGGGATCATTGATCCAAATAATCCACTTCCATCAAATCTATCAGATGAACATATTATTCTTGCTCCTGACATTATATTATTAAATCCTTTGGACTCGAAATATCCATCTGATCCTCCAATGCATGTGACATATGGTGATATGTGAACATAATTTCCTATTTTTAGTTTTGTGGTGCAATAGAAACCTTTATCTATGGATACATGATCGCCAATTTTAACTTGATCGGGTATTTTAAAAAATACATCACTATTAATTATGACGTCTATTCCTACGTTCATTGGTTTTTTATACTTGTCTTATTTTTGAATTCATCTGTTTTTAGATATCTAGATAGCTCATCTATGCCATCTTCTAAAGTAAATTTTATTTTGTAATCTATTAGAGATTTTAATTTTGAGAAATCAACTTTATAATCTCTAGGATCATCCCAGTTTACGTATTCGATATTGAATAAAAACTTTTTTGATAAAATATCAACTATTTGTTTTTTGGTGTAGTTTAATGATTCATCTCCTATATTACATACTCCTGACATATTGATGTTGATAGCCGATAGTATTAAATTTGAAGCATCTTCAACATGTAGATATGGTCTCCAAGCTGATTCTCCATATACACTAACTGATCCATTCGTTAATATTTCATATACAAACTGGTTTATGGTTAGATCTACTCTCATTCTGTGTGATACACCAAATAGAGTTGAGCATCTTAATACCAATGCTGATTTATTTTTTTCTAAGATATATTCTTCAGCTTTGATTTTGGAGTCCGAGTAGAGTCCTAGTGGATTTAATTCAGAATCTTCGTTAACTATTAGATCTGTCTTTCCATAATTGGAACATGTGCTTAGGAAAACAAGCTTCTTGTTATTTTCGTTACAGATGTCTGAAATAAATTTGGCCGGATCTGTATTTATTTTGTAGATTTGATCTTTGTGTTCTTTACAGACTGGTTCACCAACTAAAGCAGCTAGGTGAATGACTATATCGTTGTCAAAGATATAAGGCTTGAGATCATCGTAGTTGGTTACATCTCCTTTAATAAATTTATAATTTTTATTACTCTCAAGTGGTACAACACCATCTTGACCAAAGTATAAATTATCATATACAGTTACGAAATTATTATCAGATAGTAGAATCTCACTTAGTTTGGATCCAAAAAATCCTGCTCCACCTGTTATTAATATTTTTTTATTCATGTTTTGAGTTACCTACTTTTATTAATCTAACACCATCTTGTTCTTTTATATACCTCCATGGATCTATAACTATGGATCCTATTGGGAATTTATATTCTAAAAAGATGTCATGGTTTGTTGCTATAAAAAATATAGATCTAGTTGAAATTGGAGCATCTCCACTATCAATCCATGGATCATAAATTTTTACACTGGGTATGCTTTCTTCTAAAATATTTTTTAGAAGAATAGCAGTGCTTCCAACCACTAAGTTTGTTTCTTTTTTGAATGTTTTTCCTAAAATAACGATTTCTAATTCCGAATTTCTTTGCTCTTCAAGTATCAGTTTTGATAACCATTCTGTTTGATTTTCTCGACACTGCATTAGGTTTTGATACCAATCAAAACTCAAATCAACATTTTTGGCTAGCCACGATAAAGCTATATTATCGCGTGGATGACAACCACCACCATCTCCCATTCCACCTGTGAGGTATTTTGTGCTAATTAATCTTTCATTTGCTAAGAATAAACCCCCCATGACATTATCGCAATTGATATTATCTAATTTGTGGGATATTTCCATAACGGTATTTGCTAAGCAAATTTTCATTGTTATGAATGTATTGTATGTGACTTTTATAAGTTCTGCCTCCTCAATAGTACATTTATAAATTTGTTTATTGTGGATAGTTTTATAGAAATCTTTGGCTACTTCATAAGCTGAATTATCATCAACTCCAAATAAAACAAATTCAGGTGACATAAAGTCTTTTATTGTTGTTCCCATTGCTATAAAAAATGGATTATAACATAGTTTAACATGATTATTTAGAATTGGCTTTATTTCCCTTCTTATTGTTCCTGGGAGAACTGTTGAGATTATTATAACAATCTTGTCCTTCCCTTGTCTATTTATTTCTTCTGATAGATTTGTCATACCCGATATTAACCAATCGTAATTAAAATCGACTCTTTCTTCTGGTATTCGAGTTATCCCTTCATATTTTTCGGAATGTGGAGTTTGTATGGGGACAAATATTATATCTGATTTTTCAACAACTTCAGATATTGACGACCAATTTATTTTATTATTGTTTAATAGATCCTGAGCTCCTTCTTCTCTATATGGTAATTTTTTTGACTTTAGTATATTTTCAATTTCGGGATTAATATCATATCCATATATGGTATGTCCTTGGTTTTCGGCTGCTAAAGCGCAGGGAAGTCCCAATTTTCCTAGTCCAATAAATCCGATATTCATATTTTGTTATTAATTTTTAAAACGGGTATACTTACCATTTTGTGTTTGTTATTTTCGTGGAATTTTTTATATATATTTAATACTTCGAACTTTCTAGGGTCTAAATCCAGATCTTCTGTGGTCATTTTTTCCGCATCTTCCTCTGAGGAGGTAAAATCCATAGCCCATTCTAATTCTTCATAAGTTGCTCCGATTTGATCTTCATCATTTCTATCATCTTCCCAAAGTCCATCTGTTGGTTTCGCAGATAATATTTCTTCATTGATACCAAGATGTTTGGCCATTGATTTAACTTCGGATTTTTTTAGGTCTGCTATTGGTGATATATCAACACCACCATCACCATACTTTGTAAAAAATCCAATACCAAAATCTTCCACCTTATTTCCCGTTCCTACGACTATTCCTGATACATTTGCTGATATTTGATATAGAGTCATCATTCTCATCCTAGATTTTGAATTAGCGTAGGATAGTTTGCTATTCAAGGAAATATTTCCTATTTTAATTTTGTCAAAAACTGACTCGAATGTTTTAAAATTCTCACTCATATCAATTTCAACATCGAATATATTGTTGTATTTGCTCTTTAACCAATGAATGTGGTTTTTAGCCCTAGATAATTGGTCTTTGTTTTGATTTATGGGAATTGAAACAACATATGTGTTAATTCCTGTCATTGCACATAGAGTTGATACTAGAGCTGAATCTATTCCACCTGAAATCCCCACAACTAGATTTTGTTTAAACTTCTTAGCGTAATTTTTTATCCATTTGATTATGTCCAAGTATTTATATTTGTCTAAAATATCCTTATACATTTTTTCGGAGTCTAACTTTTTCATATCAAATGACAATGCCAATTCACATAGTTTTTCATTTTCGTTTAGAAGATCTTCAGTTACATCTTCAAATTTATCTACAAATAGTACAGGTAGTCCTTTAAATATTTCTTCTTGATATTTGGTTCTTTTAACAATTGGTACTCTTCTCATGTATAGTGTTTCCCAGTTTCGATAACAATCACAATCAATAGCATTTCCATCAGGACATATGACAAATTTATGATTTTTTATTCCTGATAAATATTTACGATAGTCTTCATCGCTTTCAAATTTATACCCATCTATACTGACCCAATCTTTTCCGGAAAAGAATTCATTTATTTTTACCCTATCAGGATTCGATTTTATATTATGGTTTATGTATACTTTTTGGGTCGGTGTGGATTTATCATTTGACATTCCTCGTAGAATATTTAATCTACTTTCAGATCCATACATTAATCCGAATGGCATTGGAACTACCTTACCACCAAAAAATCTAGAATTGGAAGCATATATAGATAAAATATTATTTGGTATTAAATCAAAAATTTCATTATCAATTGGGATGTCTTCATATCCTGTGAATATTATAAAATTCATGTCGTATAGATGAGAGCATAGTTTTAGTAGATCTTGGTCGGCGTTATCAACGAGCATTTTATTTCTCATCGACCTATTGTTCATCCATCCCTCTACTCCTGGATTTTCCATGTGGGTATGTATAACAGTTCCAGATGGTCTGTTATATAATCTTATATTATCAATAAATAGAGTCATATATGATTTACCAGAGTCTCTGATTAGTAGATACTTTTCTATAAATTCTGAATTTTTTAAATTAGCTGGTTTTGTATTTGAAAGTGTAATTGCTCCAAATGAATAATCACAGTTATTCATAAAATACCTAGATTCTAATAAATTCATATTATTTGCCAATTTTTTGGTATTATATCGGATGTGTTCAGATTAGCATGATCACCAAACCATTTGGATGGAGATACTACAATTTTGTTTGGATTGTTGTTTATCCATGCTGCCCACCAACTAAATGAGGAATTAGCTATTATATTATTTTTACACATTGACATTAGCCATAGATTTTCTATATCAGATAGATTATTTATAAAAATTGTGTTGTCGTATTTTAAATTTGATTTACACCATTCGATATCATCAGAAAATACCAAGATCCTATCATAATTTTTTATCAACTCTAATCCTTGATTATAGTAATCAATACTTTGAACTGGGTGATACCCATTTGATGATACATAGTCTGTTCTTCTGATATGAATGGATACAGAATTGTCTGTTAAAATGGAATTTAATTTGTTTGAAGTCTCAACATCTGGTTTTAATATTTCTCGTATTTGAGATGAATATTTGTGAAAGTATTTTTCAGATTGCCAATACCCATCAAGATAGTAGTTATTATTTTGTACCACATTTATATCAGAAAATTTGAAAGAATCGGTTATTCTTATAAATCTTTCGCCAGAATTTTTATATTGATTCCAATTTAGGCTTGGAAATTTATCTAATTCGAACTTTCTTGGAGTTACCCCAGATTGGTTATTATAGAATCCTAGATCTAGAAATAGTTCTGTTTGGAATTTATTTGATAGGCTATGTCCGTGAGACCATTGAAATAATTGATTGCCTAAACCACCTTGTAATTTGACAACGATCATATTTTAAATTTGGGATCCTCTAAATCCTTAATTGAAATGAATTTAACTCCACGGTCAATTAGGTTTTGATTGTTCTTTTTTATCTCCTCATAGAAGTTCCAAGCCAATACAATAATAACATCTGGTAGATTGTTATAACAATGTTCTTTTGATACTATTGGTATATTTACACCGGGTATGAATTTACCTACCTTTAGAGTGTTATCTTCTACAGTATAATCAATAAATTTATTGTCTATTCCGAAAAAGTTTAGAGCTGTCGTTGCCTTGGCTGGTGATCCATATGATGATATCTTATAAATTTCTTTCAATTTGGATATGTTTGATAGTACAACGGATTTTAGTTCATTTACCATTTTTGAAAACCCTAAATATGTAGAATAGTCGTTTATTCCAAATTTTTCTTCCTTTTCGAGGAATTTAAAAACACTATCGTCAATTAGAGTGTTTTTAGATGCGTATACCCTGATGGATCCTCCATGGGTGTTAACATGTTCGACTCTATTAATCGATATTCCTAGATTTTTGAAAAAGTTATTTAGAGAAGTGACTGACCAATAATTTGTGTGTTCATGATATATGTTGTCAAAAGTTAGATCTTTTATTGTGTTCATTAAATATTGAACTTCAATTACAAAGTATCCATCATCTTTAAGAATTTTAAAAGCATTTAGGCATATTTCTTTTAGTTTATCAGAATGTGCAAAGACATTAAATGCTGTAACAACATCAACTTTCCTTAGATTGGATATCATATTAGCACATTCCTCATCAAAATATGAATTTATTGTATCAATACCATTATCGTTAGCTAATTTACAAATGTTTTTTGCTGGTTCGATTCCTAGAACTTTAACACCTTTGCTTTTCATAGGTTTTAGAAATACACCATCATTACTTCCAATATCTACAACAAATGAATTGGGGTTTAAGGATAAAGTATCAAATATTGAATTTGATAGATTTTCGAAATGCTTTCTAAATGACTCAGTTGTAGATGATACATATAAGTAATCATCAAACATTTCTTTTGGATTTACAACGTAATTCAATTGGACATTTTTACAATTATCACAGTAGTCTATTTCCAAAGGATATTTTTTACATCCATCATTGGGATTTAGAAGTAGATTATTTGCTAATGGAACTCTTCCTAGTGAAAGTACTTTTTTCATGTGAATATTGTTACATGATCTACATTCTTGTTTAAATCCAGACATTAGGTCTAATCTAAATTCCTCATTCACCAATTCATAGGGAATGGTGTGTGTTATTCCATAATTGTCATGTTCTCTTTCTCCACGAACCAAATTTAGAAACACAGAATCTTCTAGAAACACCATTGTATGTGCTACATTGGGTTTTATCACTGCCATGTCTCCAGCTTTTATAAGTCTAGTTTCAATTACGGAATTTTCTGTGGATAGGTCTTTTATAACACTAACATATCTACCCTTGACTAGGAGACATTTTTGTTCTTGTATTGGATGATAGTGATTTGCTCTAACACTTCCAGTTTTTGACTCAATGTATCCAATAAGATTTATTGGTTCTGTTAGTTCATAATTAGATATTTTTCCACGATCATCAATATATTCTTTTTCCCCTCTATATGTGTATTCTAGGTCCTCTTTGACTTCTTGAGTGGACCATTTAGTGATCATCTCTCGAAGGGAATCTTCTATGTTATAGAGAAATTTAAATCCTGTAGATATTAGTTTTTTATTGGATATTGTGTATCCAAGATTTGGAATTTCATCCTTAGTTTCGATTATTTTAACATTAGGATTTATTTTTTTACACAATACAGCTACATCCTTGACCGTCATCGTTTCTTTTGAAACATGAAAAATATCTTTGGATATTGAATTCTCAGACATGAATTTAATACATCTAGCAACATCGATTAGTGGAACTAAGCTTTTTAGTTGAACCCCACCTGAAAATAATTTTATTACTCCATTTTGAGAAGCTATTTTTGAGAATAAATTTGGCATAATATTAATTCTCATTGTATCAGTAGAATATCCATATACAGATGCTAATCGAAGTATGATGTAATTTTTGTCAGAATTTATTAGATCTTTTTCAGATTGAAATTTACCACGAGCATATGTTAACATCGGACACGGTGTTACGGACTCATCGATATTGATCATTGTTTTGTCAAATCCCTCATATACAACATGTGTGGATGGGAATATGATTTTTGCATCAGGTTTAGAGTACTTTATGACATTTCTAGTTCCTTCTACTCCAACATTTGTGATTTCTAAATCCTTTGCAGAATTTGATTCAGTTTTTGTATATGCGACATCGGTTATTCCAGCTAAGTGGACAATGACATCAGCGTCGGATAGTTCCTTAGATATTATGTCTTCATCAAATAGAGAAGCTTGGATAAAATTTATTCCCCAACATCTCAATTGATTGACCCTTTCGGAAACAAATTTTGAATCAATGACTGTTATATTTTTATATCTAGATTCTCCTGAGTAAATTTTGCACAATTCTGTGCCTATGTATCCTAGGCCACCCGTTATTACTATTTTCATAAGATTTATATTTTTGATATTTATATTGTTTATACTCTTGTCCACCAAACATATCCCCTTTCTACATTTAATTCTAAGTTAAATTCTTTTATAAATTCATCTACTGCTTTTTTGACTCCGAGGAAATTTGGATGATCATAATCATGTCCTGATAAAATTCCACCTTTTTTTATTTTGTGTATCCAATTTCTTGTATCCTGATATACTGCATCATATGAGTGTTCAGCATCTATAAATACCATGTCTAATTTGTGATCTATTATACTTAAAGAATTTGTACTATTTTCTCGAATGAATTTTATTCTATTTTCAAATTTTTGTAGTCTATTTTTAGCAAATTGAAATAGACTTTCATAATCTGATTGATTAAAGGGAATTCCATTTAATTTTTTGAAACTATCGGTAGTTGTATTAGACAATAAATAAGAATCTATTGCATATGCTAATTCAATTTTTGTGTTGTTTAGTATTTCTTCTAGATGTCCACCAAAAGCTACACCAATTTCGGCAAAATACCTAAATTGATTTTCATTTATGATTTTACTTACTATTCCATAATAAGTATTTCCCCATCCTATATCTGCTGAATTAGCATGGTCTTGTATATTATAGTCCATTTATTATTGTAATAATTTTTTTAGATAGTGAATTGTATTCGTAGTAGTTTTGATATATATAATCCCCATGACTTCTCATTTCTTGGATTTTATCATCAGATATTTTTGATAATATATTGTCAATTTGGTCAATATTGCTTTCATGGATCAGAATACATGCTTTTTCAAATTCAATTTCTTTTTCAAATGGTATCCATTTTTCATCATAAATAAATACTGGAATTGTACCTGACTGTAGACACTCACATATTTTGAATGTTGTGGGGCTTCTACCATTAGCACATAGAAAAAATTTTGATCTTTCTAAATGATCGTAATAGGACGATGAATCTATATTTCTCCCAACAACATATTTGTTCTTGGGTAGGATATCCATTATTCTTTGTTGAGTTGGATGGTCATAAGTTCCTTTATATCTACCAAAAAAAGAACAAAATATATCTCTATCTCTATTTTTATTTATATTTGGTCTTGGTAAACACGTTGTGGGTAAAATAAAATCATATATTTTATTTTGAGCCAGTGAAAATACATAAAGATCGAGGTTTGATATATTATTTAATATTCCATCATCATATTGGACTAAAGTAAAATATTTTTTAGATCGGTCTAGGTGATTGATATAGTTTTGAAGATCAGAGATGTCCCCATTTCCAAAATTTCTATTTACATAGAATGCTGTCCAAAAAATTGGAAGATATTCCAATTTGGTTTGGATATTATTTAGTGTATAGAATTCATAGAAAAATTCCTCAAATATCTTATAGTTATATTTTGGATATTCTATGTTAATTTTAGGTCTTATGTCCACTGCTTTACTTTATTTACTATTGTATTAACAACATGATTACTATTATTGGATTGTGATACCCAATGACTATTATTCCCTAGTCTGTGATTATACCTTAATCCTTCAACTATGTGGAATTTAGCATCATCTATATTTTTGAACCACAGATATATTAAATAGTAGGCATCTGCTGCATATGATTCAATTATTTCACTTTCGAGAGAGACGCAATTTAGATATGTGTTTTTATTAAAAAAATAGTTTCCAGTATTTAAAATACAATCCCATGGTATAGTTCTACCTGACGTGACTTTATTAATGTATAGTGATTTATTTAGAACTGTATTGGAATAGATAGTGTAATCAAGTAGGGGTGAGCTGCACATAGCATGACTAGGGGCATATATTGTTTTTTCATCTCTTAACCCATTAAGAGAATCTAGGTATTGAATTGATATATCATTATCAGAATCTAGAAGTATTATCCACTCATTTTTTGATCTCTCAACACATTTTAGCTTATTTAGAAAAGATCCTAGATTTTTTTCATTTCTGTGAATTACTATTTTTGAGCTTAGGTTTGAAGCCTTTGAAACTAAATCATTATAGATAACCATATTTGAATGGTCGTCATTTATTAGTATTTCTGATATTCTCTCGTCCGAAAGGACTTTAATAAAAGATTCTATAACATAATCACTTCTATTATAGTTAGGTATTGCTAATGTTATCATTTTATGTATAAAGCATCTCCCCATTCAAATTCGGTCATGGATGTTTCTACCCTTCGGAATCCAAAGTTTGAAACATATTCATCTATTTCGGATAGCAATGCGCAATTTTTGTATAATGTATTTGTGTTTATCTCTGTGTAGATAAATTCAAATTCATTTAGTAAATCACCGAATCCCATTAATGCTAGTAATTCGGCGCCTTGTATATCTAAATTTATAAAATTATAATTCTGTAAATTTATTTTATTTTCAAGTATTAGGGTATCCATTCTTTTTGATGGTACTTCAACTATATCACTAACATATATATGTGGATGGTGAATTTTATGTCTATCTAATTCGAGGATAGATGATGACTGTCCATTATTTGTTACATTCAATTTGTATATTTCCCCATCGACATTTGATATAGCATAATTAAAAACTGATTCTCCATTTAATTTTATTGACTCAAATATTATTGGATTTGCTTCGATCCATATGGTATTTGATAGTCCATTTCTATTATATTCGATTTTTTCTTCCATCAAGTGGGCCCCAATATGTATGATTCCCTTCGGGGATCCATATTTTTTTACTATTTCGGTGAAATTTATTAACATTATAATATTTGATTTAGATCATATTTTTTGGTATTGAAATTGCTTTGTGTGTGTACTCTATGAAGAACTAGAACATTTGGAATATTCATAAATGTTTTACCCATCCTCATTAATCTTAGCCAAAAATCAAAATCTTCAATTCCGTCGATATCTTCTCTCCATCCATTGTTTTCTAGAGCAATTGACTTTTTGAAAATAGCACTAGTGTTAGCAACTTGATTATTTCCGCTGAGTGAGAGGGATTTTATTGTCTCGTTTGTCATTGACAAATTTGGAGATCCAATTATGTTACCATTCTCATTAATATAGTTGATAAAGGTTCCAATTACATCGAATTCTTTGGTGTAGTTAATTTGGCTTTCGAGCTTTATGTCTATCCAGATATCATCATCATCCTGAATAGAGATCCAATCATATTTGGCTTCCCCTATTAACTTATTAAGTGTCTTTGACTTACTAGGTTGGTCATATTCAAATATTTTGATTCTACTATCTTCGAAAGATTCAATTATCTCTTTCGATCCATCTGTTGTTCCATTTAATCCAATGAGAAGTTCAAATTCTGTGAATGTTTGATCAAGAACAGATTTGATTGATTGTTTTAAATATCTTTCTCCATTATGAGTTGCTAATAAAATTGATATCATATGTGGGCTACTAGTATGTCATTTTTTTCAACACCATCTTCATATGTGAATTTGTAGTTTGGATTTATTTCTAATAACTTATTGATGATATCATCCTTATAAAATCCATGTACAGGATTGGGAAGTTCCCAACACCTCATATCATCTATCATTATGGTGTGATCTTTTATAGAGTGTTTTTTTATTACGTCTAGCTCTTGGATAAGAGGGGACCAATAATCTCCGAGGGCTGTATCCTCACAGGAGTGATGGCCATCTAACCAGAAAGTTATTTTTTCATTTATTTTTTCAATTACATCTGGTAGCATTTTATATGAATCTCCTTTAATAACTTGAACATTGTTTAGATGACTGAATTTAGATTCACATATTTTGTGATACTTGTCAGAAAGTTCTATAGATATTATATTTTTGAATCCAGCATCTAATGCTTGATTTATTCCATCTCCCCAGAATGATCCAGTCTCAATGAAGTATTGATTCAGGTATTTTTCAAAGTTTTCTTTTTTGGAAGGCATTATTTTCTTATTTCTGAATGATTTTTGTTTAAGGCTAGTAGTCTTTTCTCAAATGGTATATTGACACTTTCTGGATAACAATAACTAGGACTTAATATTTTTGTTGGTGGATTGTCTATGAGGTATCTATTAATATGGCTCTCATCGTGCCAAATAGCTATAATCTTGTTTTTAAAATCCTCTTCGATATTTTTAGATATTATTTCGGACATCTTTAGATATGTGGATGATGATCCTCCATTGAATCCACCTGCAAAATATTGCATGGATTCGGATTTATCAACAAAGGCTAAAGATTGTGGTCTATTTTCGGGTGTTCCTCTTTGGCCACAATATCCGGGATGTTGAGTTGCAACTAGGTCACTTAATATTTCATCTCCAACATGACCAACGAATTTCATATCGACATCACAATAATATAAATAATCCATTTCTGATAGGTCAGACTTGCTATCATTGAATATTTCATATCTACCTAGCGTCATCCATGGCCATGGCTTATGGTCAACATTTATTATTTTATATTTTCTACGAGAATCAATATCAAAATTTTGATTTGTGAATATAAAATAGGTAACATCCAATGCATTTAAGAAAAACTTATCTGCACTTGATATTAGGGGTTGTAAAAATTGAGTGTATTTATTTGTCGCTATTAATAAAAGACCAATCTTCATGTGTGCGAAAAGATTTTTTGGCAAAAATCTCATCAGCTACAGATTTTTGTAATGTTGGATCCACAAAGTGATCATTTTGTTGATGTAGTCGGTAGTAGTATACTGGATTTGGATTAAATTTAACTCTTTTGAATCCCGCAATTTCCATTAATGGGGTCATAATAGCAACATCATATGTTATTGTATAGAATTCTCCATTTTTATTTTTATAACAATTTAATTCCGGATCTTGTTTAATTAGCTCTTTGTATAGTTTATATTTAAATGTTCTAATGTGTGATGCCCAATATCCACCTTTTCTAAGATTTTTAAATTCCTGTTCCGTATATGGCTTACAGTGTCCGATAGTTCCATTAGGCCACATATACTGCCCATATGTTAATAGTGTTTCATCTTGATATAAATTGTTTATTATGTCATTAGCATCTGCTCTTATCAGAAAATCATCACCATCTAAAATACAAATAATGTCTTCGTCGTCTAAATTAGATTCTACTATTCCGTTATGAATGTTCGGGAGAGCGGTTACTCTTTCGATATTCTTTCGAATTTGAAATCTATTATCGGATGGAATATTTTGTGATGTCTCATCTGTTGATGCGTCATCACAAAATATTCCAATCCAATTTTTATAGTTTTGGCTTATAAGTGTATTCGAGCATTGGCTTATATAATCCTTTACATTTCTAAATGGAATTATAAATACAAGTCTATTATTTATCACTTTTAAGTTTTTTTCTTTTTTTCTTATCTGTAACTTCCGTTTTGTCTGATTCAGAGTTATATGATAAATTCAAAATAGATCCTTCTTTGGGAGAATTTTCCATTATGAAGTCTGTTATATAATCATCTACCCATCTTTGAATAGCTCTTTTAAGTGGTCTAGCTCCATATTGTGGATCATATCCAACTTTGATCAAATGATTCTTTAGACTCTCATCAATCACTAGATCGAATCCAATGTTTTTTGCTCGTGTGAATGTTTTTGTTAATTCGAGATCAACAATTTTTATTATTTCATCTCTACCTAGATCTTTGAAATATATTATTCCATCGAGCCTATTTATAAATTCAGGGGCGAATTTCTTCTTTAATTCTTTTTCGATTACAGACTTAATGTTGCTATCATTTGAACCTAGTTTGGCGTTTGTGTTAAATCCAACTCCGGATCCAAAGTCTTTAGCTATTCTAGTTCCGACATTTGATGTCATTAGAATTATGCAATTTTTAAAGCTAACTTTTCTTCCGTGTGAATCTGACATGTGCCCATCATCCAACATTTGGAGGAATAGGTTTAATACATCTGGATGGGCTTTTTCCACTTCGTCAAATAAAACAACAGAGTATGGTTTTCTTCTTATTTTATCAAGAAAATTTGAATCATCATATCCGATATATCCTTGTGGTGATCCAATTATTTTATTGATAGAGAATTTTTCCATATACTCTGACATATCAATTCTAGTTAATGAGTCGTCGGAATCGAAAAGATATCTAGCCAATTGTTTAGCTAATTCAGTTTTACCAACACCAGAATTTCCAATTAAAATACCTGAGTATACAGGCTTGTTTTCATCCTTCATTCCAACTCTTCCTCTTTGAATCGCTCTTACTACTTCACGAACAGCTTCATCTTGACCAACAACACGACTAGACACAACCTCATACATTTTAGATAGTTTTTGGTTTTCTGTCTCACTAACTTTGGATAGTGGTATTCCAGTCATCATCGATACGACTTGTGCTACATTTTCCTCATCTACCATTTGTCTATTTTCTTTCGAATCTTCTTCCCATTTTATTCTAGCATCATCTAGTAATTTATTTAATTTTCTTTCGGTGTCTCTTAATTTTGCTGCCTCTTCATACTTTTGAGCCTTAACAATTTCATTTTTTTTGTCTTTGACTTCTTGTATTTGACTTTCAATATCAAGCATTTCTTTAGGAACTTGTATATTGGAAATATGAACTCTTGACCCAGCTTCATCCAATGCATCAAGTGCTTTGTCTGGTAGGAATCGATCTGTCATATATCTAGAGGTTAATTCAACACATGCTTTTATGGCACTTTCTGTGTAGTAGACATTGTGATGAGATTCATATTTATCCTTAACATTATTAAGGATTTCTAATGTTTCATCTTCTGAGGCGGGTTCAACCATTACTTTTTGAAACCTCCTTTCCAATGCACCATCTTTTTCGATATATCTACGGAATTCATCTATCGTAGTTGCTCCAATGATTTGAAGTTCTCCTCTTGCTAGGGCGGGTTTGAATATATTAGATGCATCGAGTGTTCCTGACGCGCCACCAGCACCAATTATTGTATGAATTTCATCTATAAAAAGAATGACATCATGATTTTTCTCTAATTCAGACATTAAAGCTTTTATTCTTTCTTCAAATTGGCCACGATATTTTGTTCCAGCTACCATTGAGGCTAGATCCAACATCACAATTCTTTTATTGAATAGAATTCTTGAGCACTTTCTTTGATTGATTCTTATGGCTAACCCTTCAGCGATAGCTGATTTACCAACCCCAGGCTCACCAATTAGAATAGGTGAGTTCTTTTTTCTTCTAGCGAGAATTTGAGAAACTCTCTCGATTTCTTTTCCCCTCCCAACAATAGGATCCAATTTTCCCTCATCAGCAAGTCGAGTTAGATCCCGACTATATGTATCCAAAACGGGTGTTTTAGACGATTGGGTACTAGTTGGTTTTTTATTTCTTCCAAAATCATCAATATCATCATCGTCCTCTATTGAGTTTGTTATTTCTTGAGTTTTTTTGATGTAGTCTATGTTCATGTTCTTTTTTTCCATACTGTTATTTTGTATTTGGTTCTGTTTGTTTAGTCAAGAATTCGATTTAGTGTATTATCTCTTCTTTCTTGTAGGCTTAATTCCCTAAATCTATCACAAGAAAATGTAGATTTAATTTCTGTGTCAGATATATCAATCATTTTGATGTAACATCCAATTGCTTCATATCTAGATGTGAAAAAATCAATTTTATATGATGATGATGATATTTGAGAAGGATTCATTGATTGACTATCCCACATATCCGTAAATATTTTTTTATAGTTTGGATACTTATTGACGTCAAATGTTAGTGATATTGTTGGAGATTTAAACATATCATATTGTATGTCTTCCCCTTTGAGGTTAAGTATATTATTTTTAATTTTAACTAACATTAGTTTTATATTGAGATACCCTCCATTGGTTTGAATTCAGAAGTTGATTGAAAAAAATAATATATATCTTATGCTAAATTGGAATGATTTTTATAACTTGAATGAAAATTTAGATAAAGGTAAATCGATACTTAAGGGGCTAAAAATTCCCGAAACAAATGATGACTTTCTCAAATTGAGAAAACTTTTATCTAGAAACACAGGATATATCGGTAAATTTACAGAGTGGTTATTCGTAAACAAAATACCATACAATAGACTAGAAGATCTTTATAAGACAATAAAGCAAAATTCTTTATCTAAACCTATTGATCAATATAAAAATCCAGAACAGATTATTGATGAGATTGTTAGATCAAATGCTGACACTTCTGTTAATCAGATCATCAAGGCCATACCATCAAGGACTAGGGAGGAAATAAAAGAAGGGGATGAAGAAGGGTGGAAAAAATTCTTAGCTTTTTTAAAAGTAAATGCTAATAATAAGGATAAGATTATTGATTTTTTGTCCAAAAAGGGTGGTAGATATGGTGATTATGATGACTATGATGTAATTGATACAATGATTGATGACATTAAGAAATTTTTGGATTTTCCATCATATGAGAAAATATCAGCTGATTCCAAAAAGAAAGATAAGGATATAGGATTCATATTTGAAAATGATAAATATTTAATAATATCCACTAACTATGATGGTATAAAAAAGTATGGAAGTTCATACTGGTGCATTACAGAAGATGAGAGTACTTTTGATGACTATAATGATGAAGGAATTCAATTGATTGTCTATTTCAAGGATAAGAATCCATTTGATGAAAAGTCAATAATGGGCATTAGTTTGAGCATCGAAGATATTGATTTCGTAGCCAATGCTGCTCACTGGGAAGATGATACAGAATGTTTGAGAGATGGAAGGTCTCTTTTGAATATTGCTAAAAAGGATCCCCAATTTATATTAAATGTTATTACTTCTATTGATAGATTTGGTAGAGAAGAGGATGATTATGGATATGGACATGTTCCTGTTAAGACTAGAATTGTTATGAATCCAGAAATGCTTAATATTATCATTGATAGAATCGGTGATTATTCAAAATATGTTGAAGATATTTTAAAATATTCGGAAGATGATAGGCATCGAAATGATGAAAACATATCTAAATGTCTTAATATTTTAATATCCAAGTCAAAAGAGAATAACAAATCACTTACTATAAGTGATTTTGATAATTTTGCCTCCCTATCTCATTTTCAATTAAGTGATGAGAATGTGAATCATGTTGTAGTTTCTAATTCATCCAAGATCAAGAAGGATTCACGTTCTTTTCTTCATCATATTATGGATGATATAGATCTTTCTGATTTATCTAGAGTAAATCCATTTTTTAATAGCTTGTTGAATAATAAAATAATGTCTGTTAAGCAGATTATAGATTCTGGAGTTGGTTATGTTAAATTATTGCTTTATCTATCAGGTAAATGTTCCATGTCTGATGCTAAAGACGATCTAATAGAGGCAATGTCTTATGGCATGAACCTAGATTTAGGAATTAATGAAGAGGAATTTATAAGATGGATGATTGATAATGATGAGATCAAGACAGAATCAGGCGCATTTTTTGACAAAATATGTAAAACAATTACCAAAGATGAGGTTTCTAAAATGGAAAAAGAATTCTTTGGAGAGTTTGTAAAACATACTAAACAAATTAATGTTTCCAATATCAATAGAATAATTCCAATGTTGAGTGATAGTAATGCAATAAAGTATGCTAAGAGCATTCTATCTATTCCTAAAGATTTTGAAAAGTTATTTAATATAAATATCACTAGAAAAAGTGAGGATGAGATAAAAGAACTGAATCGAATTGATCAAGAGAAGAAAGATAAAATTGAACAAGAAAGAAAAGCTAAAAAGGCCACAAATGTTGTACCAAGCCGTCCCCAACATCGAAGAAGAGACAGATGATAAAACTATTTGAAGATTATATATCTGATCGCGTTACACAAGAAAAATCAGAATTGAATCTTGTTAGAGATATTCTAACTGATTTAGAGGATGAGTATGGTATTGGTGTCTACTTTAATGTTCCAGCAATAACCTATTTTGCGGTAATTAGTATTTCTACATCCTCATTTTGTAATATCGCCCCTCATGATCTAATTAGAACTGTTGATAGAATAGATAGTATGTTAGATCACAAATATGAAGTTCAGTTTAGATTGGTGTTTAAAAATAAAATGGGACATTCTAAGGTATTAAGAGGTGGTGGTAAATATAATAATTCTGTAATTTCTGAAGATGGATTTTATTTTGAGTCGGGATCAATTTGGATTAGATATAAATCATGATTAAAAATTGGAAACTTTATTTAGAATCTAAGGAATTAGATTTAGTAAAGGATATACTTACTGAAATTGAAGACAGTTTTGAAATTTCAATTCAGTATGATACCGATGATGTAAATTGGTTTGCTATTGTTGATCTTTATAATATAGATCTAAGTCCATCTAAAAATGATGACATGGTTAAATTTCTTGTTAAGATGTGTCAAAAGATTGAACAAATGACAGATCAAAAATGTGAATTTAAATTGACATTTAGCTCAATACCAAAAAAAGGGGCTTTATCCGGTCCATTGGGAAAGCAAAATATATCCAATAGTTATACTGTTTTATATGGCCCAGAATGTATAGAGTACGATTATGGGAAAAGGAATTCAGAAAGGAAGATTGATGATTTTAAATTTTTCGGTGGTACTATATGGATAAATGAGGAACTACCCGTTTAGATATATTTCAGCCTTTCGCAATTAGTTTTAATATATATTATATGGGTATAAAGAATTGGAAACTTTATTTAGAATCTAACCAAGACATGCTCGGGTATGACAAAAGGGATCGATACGACAATATAGTAAAAAATCAAAAACAACAATTAAAAAAGTTAATGGAGGATTTGGAAGATTCGTTGGTGGAACTCACTGATTGGAGAGAATGTATTTTTTTTGATAATGACTATAATAAAGCCTATATTCCAATGATAAATATATTTGTCCGACTCCAAGAAGATGCGAGTGTGGATAAAGAATATCTAAATAATTTAGGTGGTCATGTGGATTTGCCAGAAGTGGATTTTGATAAATTTGAAAGTGAAGAACTTATTGAAGTAATAGGTTTTATTGAAGAAGGAATAGTTAGGTCACAAATAGAATATAAAAATGTTTCCTTTTATCTTGGGCTAGAAGATTGGAATGGAAATGTAGGTGATCTATGCTATTTGTTGGCTGTGAAAATAGATTTGTGATCTATTTATATTTCCATATGAAACCCTTTGATGTTCTGAACTTTCCTTTACAACACGCTGATATACCACCACTATTACATCCTGTTAGTTCAGCCGCTAATTTTAGAGATTTGTATTCTTTTATGAAGTTCATATTTAAATCATATTGAAGAACCGATTTGGTATGCTTGTCGAATCTTCTATCTTCTCTTATGATATTAGTGTCTCCCTCAAATCTCCAGATGAATCCACCAACTGTTCTAACTTTATAGTTGCAACATTTTGCTATGTTTCCACTATCTAGTTTATTTTTTCTAGCAGATTCTCCCAATGATGGGTATTCTGAGATGAATCCCATTTCTAAATCATATTGAAGTACCTTTTTTGGATTTTGTATTAGAATATCTTTTAGCTTTTGTTCTTCTGTTTTGGAATCCTCATATCTTTTATTTGCTATTCTGAGTCTTTCTCTTTCATTTGGATCTTCGAATCTTATTTTTGATTTTTCGCTGATTTTATTTTTAGTTTCATCGGACATTATCCTTTTGTATGATTCATACCTTTTTAGGTGGGATTGTCTCATTTTTTCTTTAGTTTCTTCTGACATTTTCTTATTTTTATTGCCACCTGTTGCAGAATTTGTTAAATCACACCCAATTGATTTATAATGTTCTATGAAATATATTTCTCTTTCACAAGCAGTTTCGTAAGAAGATATATTTTCTTCAATAGATTCTATTATTGGATCAAGTCCTTGAGATTTTAATTTAGTAATCCAATAACATTTATGGGATTTTGATTTTTCGCTTCTGTGTGATTTTAATCTCTCTTTTAAGGTATTGAATGTTAGACCAACATATCGAATTTTGTTATCTGTTGGGTCTATGAGTTTGTAAATAGTATATTTAATTTGTTCCATATACTATTTATTAAATATTTACTCCCCCTAGAAGTTATCGTTTAATCATGAATAGAAATGCCGAATTTGACATTCCTTTGATTTCCTCCTCCACTTCTTTAATTTCTTCTTTTCCCTGGCTAATAAGATCTGTACTATTTATCTTAATTTGACCGGGAAGAGAAAAATCGTACCTTCCAACCAAATTACCCAATTGAACCTTTGACCAACCAATAACATATTTAATGAATAGATCATCTTTGAATAGATGTTCTGGTAAAATATCAGCATATGCTTCCATTACTACATCATGCTTGACAGCAGTCAATATATGTATTCTGTGACTCAATTGATTAAAGTGATATTTTAGAGTGTACTTATTTAATGTATTCATCATATCAGACATTGAGTCCAATATTGTTTTATAGACTCCCAATTCACCCACTGTAGTTACATAAGAACTTAAATAAGGTTGATTCGTGACACCTAAATTTACTGATAGATTTGGTGTATTGATTCCCAATTGAAACAAACTAGTTCCTCTCATTTCATAGAGGTAAATTACAGATTGTATTTCACAGGGAACATTAATATAATTGTATTTCGTGAATTCATCAGTATGGAATGCTTCCTTAGCAATGAAAAAATACATTTTTTGAACAGCGTATTGATAATTTCTATAAAACCATTTCATAGCTCTATTTTCTACTATCTGTCTAATTGCATTATCTGGAAGAGTTTTCGGTAGAGCACATGCAACAGTTAATTCTGTTTGAACAATGTCTATTAATTCTTCTATTGTTAATCCATCTTGGGATGGTACATAAGGATGGTCTGCCATACTCTATATATTATATCTGAGAATCGTTCTATTTAAGACAAATAGAGAGTCTAAGGTCAAGATTATAGATGTCTTTATAGGCATCCATGTCTAGGTCGTCCTCGTCCACTGACATCCAATCGATTTCCGTAAATTCATAAGCAATTTCAATACCATTTCTAAAAAATAAATCACCGCATTTATAAGTACTTATATCCAATTGAGTAATACAATTTCTAATTGATTCAAGGAGAGCTTTCCAATTATCAATAATTATGTTATTATCTCCAATGATTTCTATAGCATAATAATCATTTTTAATGACTTGTTTTATTTCACCTTCTATGGGAGTATCTAAAAAAAACACTAGGAACTTCTACATGGTATCCATTACCATCTTGATAGACCTCACTATTTGCACGAGCCCAATTAGTATCTTTACTTGGAATGTATCTGTAGACAACATTTGTCCATTTATATTTTTTAATACTATCGGTCCTGTATTTTATTGGAGTCTTAACATGTATTTTTGACTCTTCACATTCATAGCAAAGGACATCCAATCCAAATTCATCCTCAATAAAGGATTGAAAAACGTCTTCTATATCTCCTAATCTATTTCTAGAATATTCTTCAAATAGTTTTATCATTAATTTATATATAATTAATGAAATATCTTTTAAAATTCAACGAATCAAACGATCCGAATATTGAATTAATACAAGATGTTTTTTTAGGATTGGAAGATGATTTGAATATTGGTGTTGTGGTTAAGTATTTTGAAGGTCCAGCAAAGGGTTCGACCGGCCTTGTTATTTCAGAGATTATTTCTTGTATCGATAACAGGATAATTACACCAAGATTTATAACCTCTGTCATATCAGATGGTGATTATCATACTCAATTTAGAGGAAGTGAAAATTTTGATAGTGATATTTCTTTGATAAGAAAATATATGAAATATAAAATATACCAAGTATCAATAGATTGGTCAGTTCTTAGACATAAATTTTCTGCATCAAATTTTTCGAATAGATTGCAAAAATATTATGATGCTGTTGAATCGTATGGATTTATAAAAATCCATGACCAAATTGAAATTGGTCAAGTAGCTTTGATTATATTTGCACATGAATAATTATCAAGATGAACTTTATACAAAAATATTATCAATTTCAGGAAGAAAGTAAAAAAAAGATGATAGATATTTTTAAAGACTATTTTGATCCTGAAATTAAAATTTGTGAAGAAATATTTGATCTTTCTTTAGATATCCAAGATGAAGGATATGGTGTTGGATTTCTTATTACTGCTGGTGATAAAGGAAAGGATCCTATGGATATTGTAACTTGTTTATCTATTAATAAGCGTGGAGAAGTTGGATATATTGATCATGGAAAGGACATGGAGGCAAAGGCTGAAATTCTGAGTAGGGATCACAGAGTGGGATTTTTCATACGAATTGTTGCTAATAAATCCGATGAGGCTGAAAAAATAAGAAGAAAAATTATCATTGATGAGTTTATTCTTAAGATTCAATCATTTTTTCCCGATCTTTGGATTAAACATAATTTGAATTCTGATATTGGAGAAAGTTTTTCTTCCATTATATGTGTAACAAGATTTTAATATTTTATCTTAAAGAAGAGTGTTAATTTATCACTCCAATCTTCCTTTTCTCCAAAATAATCTTCACTTCCCGCTTCCGGAGATTCTCCATTATCTGAGTAGTAAAATATTTCAGATTCTAGTATGTCAAATTTTACTCTATCCACACACTCATCCAAAAGTTGCATTAATTTAGATATTTCTTGGAAGTAATTTGAGGCATCGCCAAATTCATTACCTGTTAGGGCGAAATTGTCATCCATTTTATAAGGAATGGTATAGCCATCTTCTCTTTTTAACTTTATAACTGAAGTGATTCCATTCGTTGAGTATTCGTAACCAACATCCATATCTTTATTAAAATAAAATCTAACCTCCCAGTGATCAGATATTTCCGTAAATGCGTCTTTAAGAGATTCTAGCTTTTCTAAATCTGATTCTGTTTTATTTTCAAATTTCTTTATATACTTCATATATCTATATATAAATTCATTAACTAAAAAATGGTTCTTATTTTCTCATAAATATCTTTGTCTCTGGTCCAAATCCCTAGTCCACATGACCCACTTTTAATTAGCTTGTATCCATCCAACTCTGTGAAGAATCTACTAACTCCATCAAATATTTCAACATCGTGGAATAAAACAACTCCAGATGTAGTTATAAACTTTGACCAATTTTGGAAATCTTGTTTAACAGATTCGTATGAGTGAAATCCATCGATATGTAGTATGTCTATTTCTTTTGTCCAAATTGTAGATATGTCAGTAAAATCACCTTTGATTATATTAGTACTGATTCCATATTTGTCTTTTAGATTTTTATATAACTCTAACACATGTTCTTTTGTGTCTCTTAGACCAGCGTGTGGATCCCCTTGGAACCAATCTATTCCATATACTTCTCCAATTTTTGAATACGCAAAGGTAAACATGGAAAATCCCCAATCAACTCCTAATTCAACTGTTACCTTTGGTTTGAGGAGTTTTACCATATCAATAGCAAAATCATAGTGACCGACCCAAGCTGATTCTTTTTCAGAAATATCTATTTTATACTCTTCTTTTACTTTATCACTAGTTAGATATTTCCAATTTTCTAATTTATGGTCTGGTATCATGTTTGGGAACAAATCCCTCCAATAGTAAGTGTATCTTAGATCACATCCACTATTTGTTATATTATCGATATTGTGTGATCTATCTATCCTTACTTTACTACCTGGGTATGATTCGGTTGAAAATCTAGTGGGGACCATATGATCCCATCCATCAATTTCAAATAATTTTGAGCTAAACCAGAAAAAAGTACCACTAAAATGCCAATCTGAATAGACCCACGGTGGTGATGGATAGTCGACTCTGAAAGTACCAGCAAATATTTTATCTTTTGAAAGGTGGTCTTCGACATCCTTTAAGCTTTCTTCACATAGATTAAAATAATACATACTTGATATCCACTTATCAACATTTGGATTTTGGTAAGTTGATCCCTTACTATGGTGATAAAATGTAATACTTTCAGGGTCCATATTAGATCTTAGATCTTTAAGCTGATCGATAAAATATTCAGATTCTCGATTTTCAGAATTGTTTTTGACAAATCTAGCAATTGGGTGTCCTAGTTCTTTGGATATTTTTATTTTTGAATTTTCGTCAAGACTATCATTAGTCGAAATGTATATTATTTTATGTCCGTCGAATATTTCATAGTATAATTTTATGAATTTTAAATTTAGTCCCAATGATTTTTCTAAGTCGTTAGGATCTTCTAGATATAGATATGATATTAAATTTTTAACCACAGAAGTTTAAGTTATTTTGTATTCTTGGGACATAGAAGTCTGGTATTTTTCCTTCGGATAGTATTCTTAGGCATAAATCTTTAGATTCTTGAGTTCGACCACTATAAAAGCAACAGATCGAAAACTCATCTAGGAGTCCATACTCATAGATCCATTTTTCAACAAAGAGTCCATCCTTAGGTATATTCAATTTATCTATTATTGATTTGCCGGCCATATATCCTTGGTTGTTCCATCCGTTCAGTCGACATATTTGCATTATCCAATATATTGGTTCAAGACGATGAGGTGAGTGTTCAAATGATTTATAAAAATCTTGTAGAACTTCTTCTTTTGTGTAGTCAGATTCATTTTTTATTTTAGCTATATTATATAAGCTAACAAATTCTTCTTCTCTCCAAAATCCTTGAGTTGATCTGATTCTATAGTTTTTTATGGCTGATTCTTTTTCATTACAATCTCTATAGCTTTGAGCCAAATAGAAAGTATATCTTGATCTTAAGTAATCACCAACATTTGGATTTAGAATTTCATTTTCGAGAATAATTGCATCATTTTTATATTTTTGAGGACCACTTTTATTTCGATCAGAATCTTGTATGGGTTGATTTTTAAATCCTTCAACTTGACCTAAAGATCCTGATATATCCATTGCTAAAAATTCATGGACAGCCCCCTCATATCTAAAGTTCTTTTTATTGGATATTAATTGTGGTCGCGGATATATAATGCCACCAAGCATTGACAAAACATTATAGATATCTGAACTCAAATTGGACTTGAATTCGGATATATTGAAATCGGGATCAAAAATTAAAATCTCATCCGCATCAATCATTAAAGAATAATCAATGTGATCAACTTCTCTCATTTTTGAGAGTGCTAGTGATCTATTATGTGAGAAGTTTATCCACTCATTTTCAATTACCTCACCCGGAATGTTATTTTCGATCAACCACTTTCTTATTACATCTTGAGTTCCATCTGTTGATCCTGTGTCAGATATTAGTACATAATCTATTATTGGCTTAACCGAGTCTAGACATCTAGTTATTATATGTGATTCATTTTTGACAATTAAGCATAATCCAATGTTCATTTAAAATTGTCTTGACCTTTAAGATTTAGTAATATTTCTTTTTGGTCTCTTGTTATATTTTTTGGTATTCTGATTGAAATTCGGATATATAGATCGCCTGTTCTCCAATTGTGGACAGGCACTCCCTTTCCGGATATCTTTATTACTTTACCATGTTGTGTTCCGGGTGTAATAGTGAATGAAATTTCACCCTGTGGTGACTTTATTTTAAATTCTCGTCCTAGTATTGATTCAATTACCGATATTTCCTGATCATAGATCAAGTTATTTTCTTCTCTTTTAAAATTAGGATCTGGAATTTCTTCGGCAAATATTTGAAGATCCCCAAAATCACCACCCTTTATCCAATTACCATATCCAGGCATTGTCATTTGTGTTCCCTCGACTGCTCCTTTTGGAATTTGGATATCAATAATTTCTTGTTTTGGTGAGGTTGCCATACCATGACAAGTTTTACATGGTTCACGGGACACTTTTCCTTCTCCACTACACATTGTGCAAATTACAGTTTGTTTAACTGTACCAAATGGAGTCTGCTGAACTATGGATCGATGTCCAGATCCTTGACACGGACCACATGTGGACATATCTTTACCTCCTTTACCATCACAAGATTTGCATTTATCTTGTCTTGTGAATTTTATTTTCTTATTTGCACCAGATATAACTTCCTCGAGGGTCAATTCTACTTTTATTCTTAGGTCTGATCCCTTTCTTCTTCTAGATCTATTTCCGAATCCACTCCCATTACCAAAAATATCTCCGAATTGTGAGAATATATCTTCCATATTGAATCCATGTCCTCTTCCACTAAAAGGATTTCCTCCACCGGTTGATCCAAACTGATCATATTGTTGCTTTTTCTGTGGATCTGATAGAACTTCAAAAGCTTCGGCACATTCTTTGAATTTTTCCTCAGCCTCTTTGTTATCGGGATTTTTATCGGGATGGTACGTCATAGCCATCTTCCGATAGGATTTTTTTATCTCATCTTGAGAAGCTGATTTATCAACATTTAATATTTTATAATAGTCTTTACTCATTTATTTCTTCAATTTTTAAATCCCTAAGAGTTGATTTTATGTCGGAAATTTCTTGAACTTCCGAAATCTTCATTGCTACAAAATCTTCACATATTATAGATAGTATATTAGAATACCTATCGATATTTTCAAAATCATCTAAGATATGTAAATTTTTGGATATTTTATCTTTGAAAAATGGAACAATTTCATTTAGATTAAATTTATATTGAAATATTTTCAGTCTACCATCACTAAATAAGCTAGGTATATTTATAAAAAACTTAGAATATACTTTTCTTATAAATGGTATTACTAGAGATAGTATATTGTCTTTGATATAGAAGACATTCTTGGAACCATATGTCACTTCTTTAGTGAAAAACTCATCATTAAAATATTGATGATAATTGTCAATAAGGTCTTTGATTACTAATTTAAATTTATTTGAGTTATCCTCATCCATTGATTTTGTTATCAATAGAATATATTCCTCAGTATCGAATTCTTTAAGAGAATTTCTCAACGGTCGTTGATTGGAAAGTATCATCTCGATATTATTACTTTTGGATATCTTATTATTTTGTCTCCGATTTTATATCCTTTGGATACAACATCAATTATCTTTTCTTCTCCTGTTTCTACTACACTAATGACTTCATGAATATCAGGATTGTATTTTACAGATTCAATTTCTTGAATACCTTGAGAATCTAAGAAATTTTTTAATTTATGGATTATTAAATCTATCCCACTGGGCACAGATTTAAATGATTTTAGGGCAATATTCAGATCATTGTCCATATCTAGAATAGCACTGATCATTGCAGTTTTAGTCATAATCACTGACTCTTCCTTTTCCCTTTTTATTCTCTTCTTTAGATTATCCATATCAGCATACAGTCTAGTATACATATCTTTCCAATCTATGGATTCTTCCTTGATTTCTTCCTTATTTTCGAGTACTTCTTTCTTTTCCATTAGTAGTTAAATGATAATAGTTTTTTAATAGAATTTGAATTTAGGAAATCGTATGTTCCAAATTGATCAGTCACTTGTGTTATTTCTAGTTTTTCAATTCCATTTTTAATTTCTTCCATATAAATTTCCAAATCCTTAATTCCTTTTTTGTAAGATGAATCTGATTCCCAATATACGGGAAATTTATCTAAAAATTTATCTATTGCTGAGGATAGTGTTTTTTTCCTTATTAGGATCTGGTTTTGGTTATTTATTGATTTGTTAGTTAGTAGGTCGACGATAAATGTGTTAAATTTGTGAATTAGATTATCAGTTTCAATAACTTTTAAAATGCCAATTATTAGAGCATCTCTTTCTGATATTTCAAATTCTTTGTTTTCTTTTAGAATTTTTTCACCTTCTTTGTCAGATCCAAGGATATAATAGACATAATTATCCCAAGAACACCTCTTCACTATATCTTCTGGAGTGATCAGTATTTTCATATGTTAACTTAAGTTTATTAAATATATGAAAATTCAGAGCCTAAGTTTAATATATAAATTTCCAATGGTTACCTATAATGAGTTTATCTTCGAGAGATTAATATCTGAGTCTGTTTTTCAATATTCGGATGGATTTCATAAAATTTTATCTAGAATAAATTTACCTATTGCTAAAAGTCTTATTGGTATTAAAGGGAAAGATATAAATGCTCCTCAAAACTATATTGATATAATTTTAGATGAAGATGATATGATCACATTTATTTCCGATGCTAAAGCAAGTGAAATATTGGATAAGAGAGAAATATTATACATTGTGAGTGATGAAGAAAAATTCCTAACAAAATCTATTAAAAATAAAGATACTTTTGATAGATTGGGTGTTCAACTAGATGGTGATTTTTTCAATGGTCCGGAAGAGGATGATATTGGTAGAATTATAGCTGAAACTATTGGAAATAATGGCAGTTCCTATGTTTTGTTTGAATATACATCCCCCGTTGATGCTGGTAAAGTGGGTAAAAAGGGAGTATTAAACAAAAATTGTTTGTCTCCTACTGAAGAAATTGATTTATCGAAACTTTGGGGATCGAATAGAAACAAAGTTAAAGTTGGTAGATTTGTTAGAAGTGTATTAAAAGCAAATGATATATCATTTAATGATAGAGATATTGAGGGGTTTGTGAATTCTTATAAATCGGAAATTGAATTGATAAATAATGCTTTTATGAAGTTTGATGTTGTTGAGGGTAATTTAATTGCTAAGTATTATAACCATGAAACATATAAGCTATCTCTCAATGGGACTTTAGGTAATTCTTGTATGAAAAATAAATCAGATGATTATTTTGATATCTATGTAGAAAATCCAGATAAGGTCAAGTTAGTAATTCTTTATGATGAAAATGGATCGATATCGGATGGGAAATACACATCATCTCGTATTCAAGCTAGAGCTTTATTATGGAAAACTGATCAGGGAGATATGATTATGGATCGAATCTATACAAATTATGATAAAGATGTTGAGCTGTTTAAAAAATTTGCTGAGAAAAATGATTGGTGGAGTAAAAAACATCAAAATTCATCTTGTAATTTTGTGGCCCAAAGAGGAGAGGACTCTAAGAACCCTATTTATACGATAAAAGTTTCCAAATTTGATTTTGACTATTATCCCTATCTAGATACCTTTCCGTATTTTGATAAAGTAAATGGTATATTAACTAACCAAGAGAGCAGGTCTGGCATTACTCACATTATGGGTAATACAGATGGGTCTATTTCTCCAAAATAATTACTATATTTGTATTATGGGTAAAAGGGCAATATTGAGAGATGGTGCGATAAAGATTATTAGTTCTTGTCAAGAATGTCCATTTTCCAATCTTAAAACAACATCATCTATTAAAAATAGATGGTCTCCCTTATGGGTTTGTCAAAAATTTCATTTTGAAATTGGTAACTCAAGTGTTGTTGATAGTGGGTGTAAGCTAGGTGATTTAAGAGATCTTAAAATTAGTATCATATCTCGATAATGGATTATATAGACCAAGTTACTAAATTTATTACGGGTAAAATACCCAAAGAGCATCTTATTGGACTGATACAGGATAAAAATTATATCTACTTTAAGAAAGTTAAGAATAGAAAAGGAAAGTTTGATGATAAGTTAAGTGTTTTCCATGAGATAGGACGTTATTTAACAGCTACTCGTAGGGATAGGAAAAATATTAATTTGGGATCGCCAAGGAAAATTGATAATCTTAATGACTTTGATATCATGAAAGAGATTTTGTCTCGGGAATTTTTAAGAATTTTATTTTATGATTGGGCTGAGAAAAATTTAGTTTCTGATGAGTTAGAATATATGAAATATTTATGTTTTGATTATTTTAAAGAAGAAGAAGAAAAATTCCATCTTAGAAATAAGAAAAAAGGTATTTCATATCCACATATAACTCAAATTGATCAATCTTTGGAATTTCATCTAAGTGAGGTCGGGTTATCGTTCCGTGACACAGTTAAATTCATTAATAGCCTATGAATAAGAAAGAGATAAGAAAGAGGTTCCGTGACTCTGTTTTTGGGAGAGATAAATTTACCTGTAGGGTTTGTGGATGTAAGAGACTGCCTGAAGATTTAGACTCACATCATGTAGTTGATAGAAGTCTGATGGTTAACGGTGGCTATGTTATGAGTAATGGCATAACCGTGTGTAAAGAAGTTTGTCATATGAAGGTGGAGTTATTCCATATTAGTGGTGGTAAAGAGTGGGAATTAGGATTACATCCTGATGATTTATATAGAATGATTGGAAGTAGTAAGGAAAAGGCTATACAAGATTCGATTAATTTAAAATAGAAAAAGGGAACAAAATTATATGCTCCCTTTTTCTATTTTAAATTTGATATTACTTTACCTCGTCATAGTTCACATCTTGGACTGGCTCTCCCTCACTTGTTGGTGGGGTAGTTGATTGGTATAAATTCGTGCTGATTCTTGACCAGTGATCATTTAACTCAGACATGAATCTATCTACCTCTTCAAGATTTTGAGATGTGTGTGCTGATTTCAAACCATCAACAGACGATTTTAGGTCTGACTTATCTTGATCAGATAGTTTCTCATCAAATTCTTTAATCTGCTTTTCTGTTTGGAAAATTAGAGCGTCAGCTTGGTTTAGCTTATCGATTTTTTCCTTTTCCAATTTATCCGTTTCAGCATTTTCTTCAGCTTCTCTTTTCATTCTTTCAACCTCTTCTTTAGATAGTTGTGATCCACCCTCAATTCTAATCTTGTTTTCTTTTCCAGTTGATTTATCCTTCGCGTGGACAGATAGAATACCATTTACATCCATATCTAGAGATATTTCAATTTGAGGAATTCCTCTTGGGGCTGGCATAATTCCATCAAGATGGAATCTTCCTAGACTTCGATTGTCCTTGGCCATTGGTCGTTCTCCTTGAAGAATATGAACCTCAACACTTGGTTGGTTATCTGAAGCCGTTGAGAAGGTTTCAGATTTTCTAGTTGGGATTGTTGTATTAGCATCTATTAGCTTTGTAAATACCCCACCCATTGTTTCTATTCCAAGAGAGAGTGGTGTAACATCTAATAGAAGAACGTCCTTTATACTACCAGTCATGACAGCTCCTTGTATAGCTGCTCCTATTGCAACGACCTCATCGGGATTCACGGACTTATTAGGTTTTTTACCAAACATCTTCTCAATAGCTTCTTGAATGGATGGTATTCTAGTTGATCCGCCTACTAGGATTATTTCATCAATATCACTCTCTTTTATATTAGCCTTTTTCAATGCTGTCTTAGCACATGCAATAGTTCTATCGACCAATTTACTAGTCATTTGGTCGAATTTGGCTCTTGTTAGCTTTTTAACGAAATGCTTAGGAGTGTTGTCGATAGAGGTTATATATGGTAGATTTATTTCACTTTCAGTTGTCGAGCTTAATTCGATCTTTGCTTTCTCAGCAGCGTCCCTCAGCCTTTGTAGAGACATTGGATCTTTTGATAGATCGACATTGTGTTCAGATTTGAAATCTGCTACCATCCAATTGATAATTTCATTATCAAAGTCATCGCCTCCTAGGTGGACATCACCATCAGTTGACTTAACTTCAAAAACACCGTCTCCTATTTCTAGTACGGATACATCATGGGTTCCACCACCTGTGTCGAATACTAATATCTTTGACTCTTTATCTTTTTTATCAAGTCCATAGGCTAACGCAGCAGCGGTTGGCTCATTGATAATTCTTTCAACTGTCAATCCAGCAATTTCTCCAGCCTCTTTAGTTGCATTTCTCTCAGCATCTCCGAAATAAGCAGGAACTGTTATAATTGCTCTAGTTACCTCATGTCCAAGATAGTCTTCTGCGGTTTTTTTCATTTTTTGAAGTATCATAGCTGATATTTCTTGTGGTGTATAGACTTTACCATCTATATCAACTCCCGGAAGATTTGATTTGGTCTTGACAACCTTATAGGGTACTGATTTAATATCTGATGTACAGTTTGTGAAATCTTTACCGATGAATCTCTTAATTGAGAATATAGTCTTTGTTGGATTTGTGACAGCTTGTCTTTTAGCTGGATCTCCAATTTTTCTATCAGAATCTGTAAATCCAATTACTGATGGGGTTGTTCTTTTTCCTTCTGAGTTTGTTATTACAACCGGATCACCGTTTTCAACAACAGCTACAGCTGAGTTAGTGGTTCCCAAATCTATCCCGATAATTACGTTTTTATTCATGTTTTATTTATTTTTTAATTATGTTCTATCAAAAATTGTGCCAAAGTGTATATGGTACAAATGCATATCAGATTTAATATATATTTTCAAATGGGTAAAGTTGTCAAAAATTTTGACAAAGACACACTCAGTAAATATTTCATGTCGAAATATGTGCCTTTTTTATTTTTATATATACAATATGAAATATTATGTATATGTGTACTTAAACCCACTTAAACCCGGTAAATATGAATATGGTGATATATCTTTTGATTTTGAGCCATTCTACGTAGGAAAAGGATTTGGTAAAAGACATCTATATCATATTAATAAAGTCAAGAATAAGAACAAATTTAAAACTAGTGTTAAGTTTGATATTATTACTGATATAGTATTTAGTAAACTAGATCCATTAATTATTAAATTAAGAGAGAATTTAACTGAGGATGAATCTCTCACTCTAGAAAAAGATACTATCCTAAAAATAGGAAGAATGGATTTATCAAGAGGTCCATTATCAAATCTTAATAATGGCGGACAAAAACCACAAGATGGATATAAACATTCTGAAGAAACAAAGAAGAAGATAAGACAATCTTATAATTATACATATCCCTTTTGGAAAATAATATCCCCGGATGGGAAGGTGTATGAAAATTCAAGTCTAATAGACATATGTAGAGATCACAATTTGGAATATAGGAAGATGAGAAAATTCGCTAATAGGGGTAAAATGAAAATTCATAAAAACAATCCTAAAATTGAAACACTAAATTGTGAAGGTTGGGAGGTCCTAAATATGAATGAGAAGAAAAAAAAGCCTAAAATGACTTTAAAATACTTACTCATAGATCCCGAAGGAAAGGAGTTTCCAATCTATACTCACGAATCCGCTACTGAGAAAGCAAAAAATCTAAACTTAAATTTCAGAATATTAAAGTTATATAGAAATAGGGGCAAAATTCAAATAAGAAATATCAAAAAGTGTATTAATGAGACATCAATGAATTGCCAAAATTGGCAATTCATTGATGTCGTAAATAATGAAAATAAATATTATGTTTCCGATCGAAGAAAGATCGCGTGGAAGATAATATCTCCTAAGGGGGAAGTTTTCTTTGAAAAGAATTTATTAAAATTTTGTAAGGAAAATTCTCTTTCATATAGAACTTTCAATACTTTTAAAAATTTGGGTATCATAAATCTATCAATAAGAAAGAATTATGGACGAGAAATAATAAATACAATAGGATGGCAATGTGAGGATATCAAGAATGTTGTTCCAACCATTTTCTAGCATCCATAAGATTCTTAGTGTCAGTCAGAATTCGAGACTTTATTAGGTCTATCTTATCCCGACCATTTATAACACCCATTGCAATAGAAAATATCTTATTTTTGTGGTACTTTATTGCGAAGTCTTTTTTAGACCCATGATAGTCTGATACGAGATCATCGACCATATGAGATATATTTTTAATATAATTATTGATAATATTATTTACCTTATCCACTTCTTCTTTTTTCAAAGGATCATTAAGTTGGGACATAATATCATCAATTTGCTCCTTGATAATAAGATCTATCAGGGTGTTCTCTCTTTGAAGGTCATTAGTATATAGACCATGAAGATTCATATACCAATCTGTTTTTATTTTGATCATTTTCCCATTTTCAAATTGGACTACCCATCCCTCACGATCTGTAGATATTTTCTTTAAGTTAACCAAATTGTCTAAGGTATGTCCACCTTCGGACTCTACAACGGAGATTCCATCATATTGGTCCGAATAGTCATTGATATCTAGATATTCGCCAGTTTTATTATCTCTGAGTTTTAGTAGGATTAGTTTTGTGTTTGTGTATGGTAAAACTATTCTATTTTTAGGTGACACAAATTCAAATACTGCAATGATATCATTTTCCAAAGACCACTTTACAAACCTTTGGATATTTGAGTCCTCATCATATATTTTTTGAATTTCTATGGCTTGATCGGATTCAAAAGAAGCTTTGGATTTTGCTTTTATTTCACCATTTGGTAGCATAATAAATGATGCAATAGATCCATCTTCCTTATTGAAAATATTCTTTATTTTGTAGTCCTTTACTACGGAATACATCGAACATGGGGTTTGGTCTATATTGAAGAATTTGTCTAAAAGAAGATATCTTTTGAAAATTGTTCCATCTTCATTGAATACAAATGTTAATCCCCTCATTTCATAGGACTTGATATCTTTCTGATCAGGTATAGGATTGTCAAAATGAGACCACATAGCTAATCTATAATTGAATATTGAAATATCATATCCATCTATTTTATGCTTAGACTCATAGAAAATAAAATTATCATTAGTATCACATATTAGCCTAGCCTCCTCATATGAAGGTAGAAAATATTTATGACCACTTGAGTTTTTTTCTAGAATAAATCTTGAGTAATTGAAAATTGACATGAAATTATATATAAAGAGCAAATATACTAATAATGAAATTTATACAAAAAATGACATAAGGTATCTAAGTCCTAAATTTGGATAAGATATATATTCTGTTATGTATAAAAAGGCTCTAATCTCCATTATTAAATTTTTAGCTGTCGATTTAAATGAAATCGTCGTTAGTATTCCTTTGGAGGATATAACATTTGATTCTATTGAGTGGGTTAAGCCAAGTAAGGTTATTCTTCATAAGATGATTGGTGATTTAGATGTTGAGTATGATTTTGATGACCTAGATGATTTGACAAAAAGAGAAATTTATGTTTTTCTTGTTAAGAATTATCTGTAG